AGCAGCATCTTCGACTCGCGCTCCACGGCCTTGTACTCTACTTCGAGGCTTTCGCGCTCTGCGGTCTTGGCTGCACGCTCCTCGTCGGTCAACTCACGGTTGAGCAGGTCGTTCTCGACCACGCCCAGTTTGTCGGAAAGCTCGCGCTGGTATGCCAGAGCGGCTTCGACGTTCTCAAACTTTTTCTTTGTCATGTCCTAAAACGTTTTAAGGGTTAATAACTGAAGTTGTCTAATTCCATCTCACGGCGACGCTGCTCCTGCAGCATCTTGATTTTCTCGCGCTCCTGTGCCAGTTCCTTCTCGTGGCGTTCGCGCTCCTGCTGGAGGCGGGCTTCCTCGTCGGCCTTGCGCTTGGCTTCCTCGGCCTCACGCTTGGCAGTCGGGGTCTCGTTCCACATTTCACGCGCATTGACCTGTGTGGCACGGTATGCGGGGTCCATGCCGATGGTCAGTGCCGTGATGGCCTTGAAACGCTTGTGGGTGATGCGCACCTCCTTGTCGGCACCGCGCTCTTCCACTTCGTACTGGTCGGGGATGAACTCGAAAGAACATCCGCTGTAAACGCCCGTGCGTACCAGTTCCAGCGCACGGTCGCCGATGTCACACTTGGGAGCGTCGAACTCGAAGTTCACGCCCTTGCCGTCCACACTCAGCCTGAGTGAGCCGCGTCCCTCCTTGCAGCGTGCAAGGGTCAGCTGGCGGTCGTGCAGCATGTTCAGCTTGATGTCCTGAGTGTTCAGGAATGCCATCTGTGCTGCCTCGGGCTTGATTATTTCCCGGAATTTCTGTCCCCAGTCATCAAGCACCTCCGATTCAGAATTGAATACGATGGCTGTGCCTGTGATGGTGCGAGACTCGCCCTGCGAACCTTCTGCCGCTTCTCTAACGGCCAGCTCGCACTCAATAGTTCTGATTTCACGTTTCGTTGCATCCATATCACTTTTTTAATTGATGGTTTACTTATTGGTTATTTTCCCGTCTGGGGTTTACTCCACAATTCCTCGTTTTGTTTCAGCCATTCGGCCTGCTGCTTCAGGGTAGCATTCTTCCAGCTTGCACTGCCGAGGTGTACCACCATCGGACGGATGTCAACGTTCAAGCCTTTCAGTCGTGGGCGATGCTCCAGCACGTCCTCCAGGAGGCTTGCGCCCGTGTCGTACCAGTTTTGCGGATTATCCTCACCCTTGTGGAGCATCCACGAGCGGTCGGGGTCGAAGTAGTTCACGCCCTCTGCTTGGAACTTCGGCACGTTAAAGTAGCACAGCATCGGCAATATGCGACCACGCCCGAAGAGGTTGCCGCGCTGCTGCTTCTGAACATAACCGCAGAAGGAATACTCCTCGCGCCACAGGGTGCTGATGTCGGCTTTTACGAGAATGTCGCTCTCCACGAGGATGAATCCGTCGGGCAGCAGTTCCCATAGTTTCTGCACGGTCATCATGTGACGGTCCGAGCCCCACAGGTTTACTTCGCCGTGCGGCTTGTGGCGGTCGGGGAATGCCTGCAAAGCCTTGTCAAAGTCCACCTGCTGCCCTTTCGTATTGTCGATCACTTTCACACCCTTCATGCGCTTCTTGAACGGGTGCGCCTCGATGGTGCGGGCAGGGAGTTCGTCACCGGCTGGCAGAGCCAAGTCCTGCGAATTGTCAAATACCACGATGGGCCACTCACACCCCTGCTTCCTGATCGACAGGATGCAGCACTCCACCAGTTCCGGCGTGTTCAGGTTGATAATGGCGATGGTCTGTTTCTTCTTCATAGTCCAAAATATTTGCGGATATTAAACTTCCCGTCCTGGTCTTCCAGTCGGTTCACGGCCAGTTTATACACCAGACGGAGCAGCCGCTCGTCGCGGTCGTTGGCGTGGATGGCCTCTTTGAGAGATTCGCCCTCGTCGCTCTGAATCATGAGCATCGTCGTGAGTAGGGCGTAGTGGTTGAAGTGTGGCGGCACGTCGGCGGGCAGTCCCATCGACTGAAGCGATGCCGTGAGGCCCTGCATCGTCCATGCGGGCTGTGGCACCATTTGGCTTACGATGTCCTTGGCCTCCTGTTCGGTCAGTCGGTTGGCGTAGTCGGTGGCGGTGTTGTCGTCGAGCAAGGCGAGTGCCTGTGCGGCCACTTGCGGCTCATACTTGAACATCCACCCCATCACGCGCTTCACCATTGCGCCCAGACGCTCCATCTGGCGGGTGTCGCCGCTCTGGATGATGCTGTCGTAGCGGGCGAGGAATTGCTGTTGCATCTGTTGCTTGTCCATAGTCTTTATTTATCGTTGATGATGATCTGCATTTTGAACTCGATTTCGTTCTTCTGATAGTCGTCGTGGAACGTCTCGGGCAGTATCTGGTAGGTCTTGCCGCCGTACTGGATGCGGGAGCGCATGGTGACTTTATCGTTCCACAGCATTCGCACGTTCTCCACGCCATACACGTCGAGCGAGCCGTTGTTCATGGCGCGGTTGCCCTTCGCCCACGAGACGTTTGCCCACACAGGCGGGTCAACCGGCTCCCACTCCACGCCTGCGGAGTCGATGCCATACTTGCCGACCGTCTGCTCCTTGCGGTTCAGGATGGTCACGAGTTTGTCTCTAAATCCTGATGAATATGCCATACGCTATTCGGTTGAATTAGTATCTTGGGTTTACTGCGTGAACTTGGTCTATCTTCTCGGCAAAGAATAACTATATTCTTGCCAGAGAATAACTATGTTCTTGTCAGAGAATAACTATCAACTTTCCTCGCCCTCCTTCGGCGGTTCCTGCACGGGGGGGTTGTTGTCGGGCTTCGGCTCCGTTGCCCCCTCGCTCTTGGCGATGAGAGCCTTCAGCGTCATCAGGTTGGCACTGGCCAGCGGCTCGTCGCCGTTCTCCACCGCCGGACGGTCGTACTGCTGGCGTATCTCGTTGATGGTCGAAGCACCCGTCTGGAGCATAATCTGGTCAACCTTCGCCTGAGCCTCCTTGTCGAGTCGCATCAGTGGCTGTTCGCACATGTGGAACCGTCGCATTCCGAAGTCGTACTGGTTCAGCAGTTTGGAGTTGAACTCCTGCTCTATCTCCAGCACATCGGGCTGGATGGTCCATTGCAGCAACTCCATTCGCGCGTTCTGATAGGTGGTATAGTGCGAGTTGGTGTCTTCCATCAGCAGCGGCCGTTGAACACCGTAAAACCTACAAACGTCGTTGATACCCATGCCCAGCACCTCAATCATCTGCTGGTCTTGCGCCGACATGCTGATGTTGTGTAGGGCAGACAGCCCACGGATGCCCACCACGTCCTGCTGGTACATCTTCGTGTTCAGTTCCTTGGCGTAGGAGTCTATCTGTTCCTTGTTCAACAGTCCGAAGGCCAGTGTGCCTGCACCCTGCGACGGCTTATCTTCTCCGATGATGAGTTTCACGCGCCCGCCCTTCGCAGCCGTTTCGAGAGCCTGGTTCGTCTCGGTCTTGATGAGCGAGAGCGTGTCAAAGGCATAGTGCAGCGTCGAAACACCCCAGCCGTTGGTCATCTTGTAGGTGTTCGGTATGTGGATCACGTCAGATGCTTCCACTGCATCAATATTCATGATGCCACGGCGGGTGTAGTATTGCACCCTGTACGTGCCGTCGGCCTCGTTGTATCCGGCACCGAAGCAGAGCCACAACGCCACGGGCCATCCCCGGTCGTCGCGCTCGATGTAGGCGATGCCGTTACCGTTCTGGAGTTTCGAGATGACCAACCCCTGCATGAAGGCCGAAGCCGTCATCATCGGGTTCGGACGGACTTGCAGCAGGTAGTTCAACTGCCGACCATAGGTGATATACTTACTGCCCACGGCTCCCATTTCGGGGACGAAATTACCGCCCTTTTCGTCGATTATCTGATACTGAAGCATGAACTGCCCCTCCGTCTTGGCTATCAACCCGACGGCACGATAGACGGCGGGTACGGTTAGTGCTGCCTGTGGGGTCAGCACATGGCGGACGTGCGACTGGAACGAGCCGCTTTCGCCCGTAGTCTTGCTGCTGGTGGTTTCTGGCTCAGCCACATTCGTCTGGTCAGTGGTCTCGCGTACAGCCATTAACGGCATGTCGTCCATCACCTCGCGCTGAAAACTATTGAATCTTGAAAAATTGCTCATATTTCTGCCTTTTTTCTTTTCGGCAGAAATACGTCTTGGGGTTTACTGCGCTTGCCGACAACTGGGGCAAGCAAAAAAAAGGCTCGCCGCTGCGAGCCTTTAGAACTGTGACGTTATCGACAACGGCGCGTTCGGAGTCATTTATTACTACCTTAATAACAAAACCAAAAATACCATGAAAAACAAAAAATAATTAAACTTAAAACAACTTATGAACGTTATGGATTGATGTTGGCATAGCATACAAGCCAGCCGTAGTTGTAAGCCTCGCTACCTCCCAGACCGTGGTAAAAAGCCTTTGCTTTCAGTTCGCAGAACTTCTGCAACGTCACGATGCTGTTTACGCGCAAATTCGTAGCTTGCGACGGCACAAGCAGGTTGCAGAAGTAGGATTCCGATGCTGACGAACCAATCACGCCTGAGCCGTTAATCTCGATGGTGCCTGACGTGGCGTTGAAGATGTTAATCTCGCAACCCAGCATGTCGGGAGTGATGCGCGGCAGACGGATGGTGATACCACTGACTTCCACCTGAAGGTTGTTGCTAGCTGCTCCGAGGTTGACAACATTCTGGCCGCAGAAGTTTGTCACCACGTAGTTGTTCATATTAGATGACGTCAGCCTGAGATACGGCAGGAAGAGATTGCCGTTGAGCACAGCGTCCTGCGTGATGAGCGTTCCTTTCGTCGGGTCGATGCTCACCTTGCCGCTCACCGTGCCGTCGCTGTTGCTGAAAGTCACGCGGTCGGCACGGAGGTCTATCAGTCCATCGGTAATGTCAATGCCCGTAGCTCGCAGCCCGGAGTTTGTGATGATACTATACAAGCTCGGGCAGGCGTCGCTTTGGATGATGCCGATGCTGTATATCTGCCAGGTGCTGCCGTTGATGCTGTTGATGCCGCATCCGTCCAACGGGCCGTTGAAGATGGTGCCGCTGTCGAACGTGGCGGCGACGAGATACCACCCGCCACCTATCTCGGCCATGTAGGTTCTGGCACCGCTGACACCAGAACCGGCTGACGATACGAGTCCTGCTCCGAGTGCCGTGCATTGCACGAGGTTTGCCTTTTGCTGTGCACTGGCATTGCCCCACACGCCTACATTGACGGAGCCTGCCGTCACCGGTTTCACAACAGCGAAGACGGTCACCTTCTTGCCGACAAGTTCCGACCGTCGGCTCTCGTCAAACCTGAACCATAACTGGAAGAGGCCGGCGCCTGAGTGGTATATCTGGTAGACAGGGCCGAAGAGTGGGTCATCGACAATAGATGCAGACGTCACGGCGTCTGTATTGGCATCTACAGCCTTCGCCGTCAGCACGTAGTTGCGCCATCCTCTATTCAGTGACAGCGATATGCGTTCGTTGTTGGCGATGATCTCATGCGTCTGTTCGGTCTGTGCGTTCCACTCTACTGGCGCGGACCATGATCCGTCGAGTACTCCATTGACCAGTTTCGCCGTGCTGCTCCAAATCTGTGCCGACGTGATGAGACGGTACCACGCGCAGTCCTTGTTGGCAGCTGCCGAGGAGTCCTTGGAATAGATGATGTCGAGATAGTGACTGCCAGCCGTAGGCACTACCGTCACTACCTGTATCTTCTGGGTGCCTGACGCACGTCGGCCAGCCACCTGCAACGGACGCGCGGTGATGGTCTCGTCAAGACCGCCCACCTGAATGATGTCGTAGGTCGCCTCACTGCTCGCTTCTATCTCGATGACGATTACCTGGTTGGGGATTGTCGTCGTGAAGCTCGCGCGGTCAATGATGTTGGTGCTGTTGTTTCCGTTGCCGTAGGCCACGCGCCAGCCTGCATGGTCGTCGTAGGCGTTATAGAAACCTCCCGACGAGCTGATGGCACCGACCGCTACGGGCGGAATCAGCGACCAACCGCTTGGCGGTACGGTAGAACCCGTCGGCGTCGACGGCTGACTGGCCGCTGCCTGAAAGACCTGCGGACAATAGACGCTATCGCCCTGCGGTCCCTTGTTCTGCACCCAATTAGCAGCCGTCGTACCGGGAGCCTCCGTCGTGCTGCTTGATGCGTTGGTGTAAGTCCACAGAGCTCCGTTATACTCCCATTGATAGCCATAGTTGCTCACGCTGCCTGCCGTCCACGTGCCCATGAATACGCTGACGGGCTTATCGCCGTTGTCCGATGTCACGCGGAAGTTACCTACAAAGTCGTTGTTCAGCCCGTCGATGAATGTCTTACGATGACTCGACAGCGTGAAGTCGTTGATGCCTTTGTAGAATGCCAGCGAGGGGGGAGTAACGTCCGAGTCCATCGTCGGATAGCTCGACAAGATAATAGCCGACTGACGATAGGCAGCATCAGTTCCGGTATATCCAAGTTGAACTATGTTGTCACCAACCGCAGGCACACCTGCATCACCACGTGCTGCATCATACTGACCGCTCTGCTTGCTCAGCGTAATATAGTGATAACTTACACCATCTATGGTTGTCGTTCCTGTGTCCGTCACCTTACGCCAGTAGTAACGGTTTCTGACATCTGCAAACGTTCCTGGTCCCTCACCCTTGAACGTAAGACACAGCGCAAGGTCGCCTACTCGCCAAGAATTGCTGACAGCATTACCGTCATGATCTACAGTTGAGAAATATACGCCGTAGACGTGTGACTCACCCACACGTTCTGCTACGCAGTTAGCGCAACTGGTAATGATGGCACCTTTGTTTGATAGTAATTCGCTCACCACCAACTTTGTGAAATATGCTTCCTTCGTGACGTTCAGCGTCTCTGTGCCTATGTTCTTCGCATCAATATCCGTTGCCCATATCTTAGCCACACGGGCAAGTGCTGCACCAAGATTATCCATCGTCACATCGGTGAAGTCTGCCTCCGTTCCTGTCAGCTTACCGGTCACGCCGAGCGTGCCGCCGACGGTGGCATTGCCTGTCGCCTGCAACGTGTCGGTCTTCGTGCCGCCCGTCACCTCGATGCCGCCGTTGAAGTAGCTCTTCAGCGTCGACACGATGCCCTTCGCAAACGTCCATATCTCGGCAATGGTCTGCTCAATATCCTTGCGGGCAATCTTCAGCCAGTCCGTAGAGTCGCTGGTCAGCTTCTTCGCCTCGTCGGCACTCGTGGCGTGCGTCGCCTCGTCGGCTGTTGCGGAGTGAGTAGCCTCGTCAGCACTCACAGCGTGACCGGCCTCGGCAGCATAAGCCGCCGAACCGCCGCCACCACCGCTGCCGCCACTACCACCAGAGCCGCCGCTTCCACTTCCGAAACCGCCGCCCCACATCCTTTTGCCTTTCTCCTTCGTCAGTATCATAATTGCAAAATCGTTAATTGTGTCACATCGTCCCGCCACTCGTGGCTGATGGCGATAGGATTTCCTTGATGTACTGCTTCTGCTCTTCGTTGTATTCCTGTTGCGTGTCGAGATTGGCCTTCAGGTCTTCCGTCAGTCGCTGATACGATTCTTGGATTTCCTTGGTCAGCGTGGCGTTGGCCTGCATGGCCTCGTACTTCGTCTTCTCGGCTTCGGCCTCGGCCTGACGGGCTTCGGCACGGGCCTTCTTCTTCTGAGAGCGCCAGCCGATGATGGCGCCTATGCCGCCGCCACCGAGAAAGAGCGTGGCGATGCTGATGATTGTTTCGATTGAGATTTCCATGTTTGTGTGTATTAAATGTTTGTTTCTATAAATATGATGTTCGATGTGTCATCACGCCATAGGCGGCTGATGCTGACAGGATATAACCACATGTTCTGAAATCTATAAATTTCTATGGGTGATATGATATTTATTGAACTGTCTACCGACATCTCTATTTTTTTTCTTACCCTGTCCTTTTGGGAAATTATGCGCTGCAGATAATTAACTTCTGGACGGACTTTGTTGGAATAGTCGTAAAATATACCGTCGCAATAACTTCCATCGCTATTTAAAAGTATGCCTTTGCCGTATGAGTTGTTGTTGTCACTTGCAATGATGTTGTCAAGTTCAAATGTTTCAACGAAATCGGTTCCTGTCTCATCGCTATATACATTTTCATCTTCATCTTTCGCTCCGTTACGGAAAAAACTTACATTTAGCCTTGTTATCTCAAGGGTAACCACATTGCTTGGCGAAGACGATTCTATGCCGATAAGCATAAATCTGAATTGCCCTCCGCGAGCATTTCCGTCAACGTGTGCACCATAACCTTCGTAGGCAGGATCGTCACTTGTTAATATTCTGTTATCTTCGACACGGCCGTCTTTTACAGGTAGTCTGAATGTCGTTTCTTGTTCCTGCCAGCTTGTACCATTCCAAAATATACCTTCAAAATGATAGGCAGCTCCTGTTCCTTTGAATATGCCTATCGACATTTTGCATATTAGCACATCGGTTGCTGGTTCTTCAATACGCTTCCTTGAAGATGAAAAACGAACCTTTGTCACGTTGGCATTTATGGCCAGCACGCCATCTTGGATGTTTATACATTGCAAACCTACTACCGAAGCCTTTATTATAGACGCATTGACGCCTACAGACGAGAAGATGCTAAAATTAGGAGTGAATATATAGTTATGTTTTTCTGAAATATCGGCGTCATACCAATCTACGATATTCATTGAACCGCCGCCAACGCCACTTGCTTCATTTACATTCCCACTCGTAGTTACATACACTTTCCCGTTGTTGAACGTCCAGAAATTTGCATCTGTATATAATTTGGCAAAGCAATATTGGCTGCCTTCATGATATACGGTCTGTACATCTGCATCCGCATATTCATTCTGAATCTCTTGGAGTGGAAATTCAACGATGTTTTCATCTTTGCCTATGTCGGCCGTGATAGTACATTTCCTGATTCCCCTGATGTACTCTTCGGAATTCAACGTGCTCACAAATGAAGGATAAAGATTTCTTACCTCCCTTTCTATTGTGGTGGATGATGAGCATGTGCCGTCATCATTTATGGCTTCCTTTTCTACTACGACAAATGATGAGTAAGGACTACCTGGCATACTGAAAATTATATCCTGGCCGACTTGTCTGCAAACATATCCGAAGAAATTGCATATATCGACTAAGACGTCAAATCTTGTATAGAAACTTTTAAAAACAGATTCACCAGTCGATGTGTTTCTTTCTATGTCTCCGAACAATGCAGAGGCCAGCATTTTCGTGAACCAACTAATAATGTTGACGTTCTGGAAGTAGAACTTACGAACAGGCACGTCTCTGAATATCTCGTTGATAATAGCGGCAATAGTAATAATGTCGCCAGATGTTGTAAAATCTTTGATTTGTGTCACGCTAAGCATGCAACTCAAGGGAAACTCCCTTTCCTGTGGCATTTCGTAAAGGGAGCCAGAGAAACTTATCGCTTGCATAAATCCTTGCCACACCACGCTTCCATTGGCCGTGAGTGTCACTGGGCGACTGGTGTCGGTGGCTGGTATCAAGTCCTTCCAGTCCCAGGCGTTGCCGTTGGCGTCCATCCCGTCGTCCACGATGCGCAGGTACCCGCTCTGTGTGCGGATAGGCGTAAACATATCCTCGTCGTCGCTCTCCTGGGTGGTGAAGGGCTGGGCCGCGCCCTTCAGGGGGATGGGCGCGCCTGTGCCACCGCCTATGCTCAGGGTGTAGACGGTGCCGGCGCGGAGCGAGACGAAGGTGATGGTGTAGTTATTCATTGCGTTTTAGTCAATTATATGGTACGATATTCGTTTTTAGCGTCGAACGATGGACAGGCTTTGCTGCGGTCGAAGTCGTGGTGGCCATAGATGCGCATAGCGGGATAGAGCTTGCGGAGGTCCATCAACAACTTCAGCAGCGTCGCCTTCTGTTCGGGTGTGCGGGTGTCCTTCGGCGTCTTGCCGTCGCGGGCTACGCCGCCGATGTAACACACGCCTATCGACTTGCGGTTATGACCACCAGCGGCACAGTGTGCGCCCTGTATGTCGACGTCGCGACCCAGCCACAGCTCGCCACGCAGACCGACGACGTAATGGTAGCCGACGTCCGTCCAGCCCTGCTGACGATGCCAACGGCGCACGTCGTCAACCGTAAAGGACTTGCCCTCGGGCGTAGCGGCACAATGAACGATGACTTCCGTTATCTCACGGACGCTGCCGCATAGGGCAAAGTTCAGCCCCAAGAGTTTTTTCAGCGTCTGCGAGCCGACGATGCCGTCGTCCACCAGGCCGTGGAGCCGCTGGAAGTTCTTCACGGCAGCCTCGGTCTGCTGGCCAAAGATGCCGTCGTCCTTCAGTCCCAAGGCCCTCTGCACTAACTTGACCAGATGCCGGCACGTCGCTCCTTTCTTGATTAGTTTCATAAGTCGTTGCTGTTGATAGGTTCGATGTCCTGGCCCTTGTCGTCCTCGCTGGGCGTTATGGTCACGGGCACGCGGATAGCACAGTTTTCGCGACCACACAGCAACGGGCGCATACACTCAATCTGTCGCCCGTTGCGGGCTACCTGAGCTTGCAACGAGCGAATCTTCTTGTCGCTGTCATTCTTCCATTCGTTCATGGTGCGCGTCAGCCGCTCAATCTGTAGCCGTTGCGCGTCGCGCTCCTCACGCAGGTGCTGACGGTCCTCCTTCAGCTCCTGGATGTACTGCTTCTGCTCCTCGTTGTACTCCTGCTGGGTGTCGAGGTTGGTCTTCAGGTCGGTGGTCAGCTGCTGGTAGCTGTCCTGGATGTCCTTGATGAGCTGCGTGTTGGCCTGCATGGCCTCGAACTTAGCCCTTTCGGCCGTTGCCTCCGCTTCCTTAGCTTCGGCACGAGCCTTCTTACGTTGGTAGCGCCAGGTTATG